CTCCTTTTACTTGTGGTGAGTAAGCAGAGATATTCCGGCATGGGCATTCTTCAGGCTATAGCCTTACAGGATCAATCACCACCTCCCTAGGAGGTGGTTTAGGGGTGACAATAAAAAAGGGCCAGCCTTTCGGCCAGCCCTCTTTAACAGGATGTCGCTTGCGCGAATCTTAGTTAAGACGCTCCTATTAACACCACCAAACAAACAAACACTTACCATATAAAACAATTAGTTAACGTAATTTTTAATGCAGCGAATTGCAGTGTTATGCAAGCTCTGCCGCCACATTGTCGCCAACATATAGCGACAACGGATTAAGGGTAACAGCTTGCTCAAGATGGTCAGGCGCAAAGTGTGCATACTTCATTGTTTCTCGAATGTTGGCATGCCCGAGTATTTTCTGCAGCACCAGTATATTTCCGCCGTTCATCATAAAATGAGCACCAAAAGTATGACGCAAAACGTGGGTCTTCTGCCCTTCCGTCAGTTCAATGTTCGTAAGTTTGAGCATCTTCTTGAACTCCTGATAGCAGGGCTTAAACATTCTGCCCTGACGTTCGGACAACTCGTCGTACAGCCATTTAGGAATCGGAACCGTGCGATTCTTCTTACCTTTGGTTTTGGTGAAGGTAAGTTTGTAGGGAGAAAGTTGGGGGCGTGTAAGTCTCTCGGCTTCTCCCCATCGTGCGCCGGTAGCCAGGCACACTTTAACAATCATCGTAAGATTTTCTTTGCCATATTGTTCACAGGCTCGGAACAGCTCCGGGAGCTGAGACAAAGTTAGCCAGGACATTTCTTTCTCAGCTTCTTTGAATACGCGAATCCCGTCCAGTGGATTGGGTAAACTCCACTCCCCTAATCGTCGCAGTTCATTGAACACCGCTTCGAGGTATTGCTGCTCGCGATTGACAGTTATAGGTTTGGCGATCCATTTCGCCGGGTCTTTGTGATAGCCGTTGTCTATTTCACCACGTAATCGACGGTCACGGTAATGAGCCCAATCTTTAGCGGTAAGACGAGATGCGATAGGGTCGCCCAACCCATTACATACAATTTGTAGCTTTGCTAACCGCGACTTACTGGCGACTAACGCCTGACCGTGCAAATTGTGCCAAAGCTGAATAATCTCACTTAAGCGTCGGCGGTCTTCTTTCTTGCCGAGCCACGGCTTATCTTCACTCTCGCTTTTGGTAAATGATTCGAATGCCTCGGCCTCACCTTTGGTATTGAATTGACGGCGTATACGCCGCCCTTCCCGGCCATTTGGATAAAGCTCGCATAACCATTTACCGTTTTTCTGCTTGCTAACAGTCATAAAGCCCCCACGAGCATATAACTAAACCGTCAAATAAAATTGCTCGTCCCATTCCTCCGTAGTAAATAACTCACCAGTATCACGAAGTGTAATTCCATCAACAATCCTATCTGTTCTAAACGTTCGATATTGCTTTCTGCTGTGGCAATACCCTTCAATATATAAACCATCAAATTTTTTAACATCGACCTCTCTATATTTAACCGTGCCGTTAGTGTTCTCATATGTAAAAGCTATTTTTAGCAAATGCTTATGTTTACTAAAATCAACCTGATTTCTAAATACCACATCCTCAGAGTCATCGTGGCTCGCGCTTTCAGTTTCATTATTATCTGAGACAGATTTTGTAGGTGTAGTCGCATTATCTTTTTTAGGATAGAAAAGGACTACCGCACCAACAATCAGTAGTACTACACCTATCCCCTCATAGTCTGAAGATACAATAATCCCACCTGCATACAGAAAGTACCAAAGCGCGCATATAGATTTTAAAACCTTTGTTTTAGTGTTTTGTGCCTTAGAGCAAATTCTGATAACGGCGTAGATGGAAAGCACAATTGAAAGTATGCTGATTAGTACATCCATTATACATGCTTCTCCAAAGTAAAAATTATCACCCCTGAAGGTGTAATATCAGACAAGTTACATTCAAACTCCGCAAACTTATTCGATAGCCTTGCCTTTCCACCAGGCAACCTGACTACATCAAACACATCAAGCGCGCCGTCAATGCTAATTAGCCAGCGGCCATTGGCAATGTTTGAGACAGAGCAATCAACAAGCCAAGATGAATTTACCCCTTCAACAAAGACTAAATTCTCAGCGCTTGCCGGAATCATTGATGGGTCAGGGTGCCACGTTCCAGCGTCCCTAAGCTCACCAGATTCAAGCCGCGACTTTTTAATAGTGCGGCCAGATGAGACCGTTTCCCTATTAGCTCGCATTTGCCCCTTACCAGTCGCTAACCATTCAAGCGACACATCAGTATCAAGAGCACATGCAACGACTACATCGCCCGGAAAAAAATCACGCCTTACCCATGTGCTGATTGTGCCTGAGGAAATGCCAAGCAAATCGCCTAACTCCTTCTGCATGCTAAAGCCGTAGGCATCAAGAATTCTACGCAAAACGGTTTTCCCACCATTCGTCATAATCTCGTCATAGAGCTCTTTGCCTTTTAACTTGCAACCAATCCGCTCGCAATTCGAATTTGCAAGTTTACCACTTACTAGCCAATTGATATCAGCTCCAGTGTCAAGACAACACCTAACTATGACGTTGCCCGGTATTGCATCGCGTTGAACCCAGCCACTAACGCTGTGTTTGGCTATGCCTAACAGGTCAGCCAAATCTTTTTGCATCTTAACGCCATAGGCAGACATCAAGCGTTCTAACACGCCGTTAGTTGCACCAACACGCCACTGAACATCAAGTTCAGAACTCATAAAAACCCCTATAGATAATTTTATGGGTGTTTACAGATAACTTTTTACGATCTATAGTGGCGTTCATCGACCAAGATGCACACCACTGCACTACATTTCAAACAACAGGAGATAATGCGATATGTCAGATGCAAAATCAATCTCGACGCACGACTCGCAAAACTCACAAAATCAAACTGTGCTGTTAGATCCAACGCAGTTTGATGCCATCGTTACAGCAATGCTGCCAGCCCTGCAGACAATGATTCGCTCTGCTATGTCCGACACCATGACAGTGAAAGACTTTGCCGCCACCCGCGGCGTTAGCGAGCGTCTGGTCTGGCAATGGCTTGATGAGGGCATTCTTCTTAAAGCTCCGACCAAAGACTTTTCCAATAAAGAGGAAGCCGGTAAACGAAGCCGCACCCTCGTAAACGTAAAAACTTGGCGCGACAAACTGACTCAACAAGCGATTGACTGTCGCTACATCGACCAGCGCACCGCTCTTAACTGAATTTGATTATGCAAGTTAGAGGGAACTTAACCATGTTTGATTTTCAGATTTCCAAACATCCCCACTATGACGAAGCATGCCGGGCTTTTGCGCAGCGTCACAACATGGCGAAGCTGGCAGAGCGTGCGGGTATGAATGTCCAGACGTTACGTAACAAGCTCAACCCGGAACAGCCTCACCAGTTCACGCCGCCTGAATTGTGGCTACTGACTGACCTGACCGAAGACTCAACCCTCGTTGATGGTTTTCTGGCGCAGATTCATTGTCTGCCATGCGTGCCAGTTAATGAGCTGGCTAAAGACAAATTGCAGTCTTATGTCATGCGAGCGATGAGTGAACTCGGCGAGCTGGCGAGCGGTGCGGTCTCTGATGAGCGCCTGACCTCTGCCCGTAAGCACAACATGATTGAAAGCGTTAACGCTGGCATTCGCATGTTGTCGTTGTCGGCGCTGGCGCTGCATGCGCGTCTGCAGACTAATCCCGCTATGACGAGCGTGGTCGATACCATGAGCGGTATTGGCGCGTCATTCGGTCTGATTTGAGGTGCGTATGCTGAAAAGTGAACCATCATTCGCGTCTCTGCTCGTCAAGCAAAGTCCCGGCATGCACTACGGCCACGGCTGGATCGCAGGTCAGGACGGAAAGCGCTGGCACCCGAGCCATTCACAGGCTGATTTACTGGCTGGACTATCCACCAAAAAGCAGGGGGAATCATGGCTATCGAAGCTGTTTCCGCGACTGTTCCGCTAAAAGCGGGTGAACGTCTGGCCGGTCTCAATCATGTGGCTGAATTGCGCGCGAGATATTGGGGCGATAGCTGGAAAGAGGTTGAGCGTTTTGTCGATGATATGCGCGATAAACGTGACCCACAATTTGAAGAAAATAATCGGGCGCTGGCCGCTATTTTCTTTCTGGCAAAAATACCGGCGGCTCGTCATGAGCTCGAATTAAGTGAGCTGACTACTGACGAGAAAAAGGCGCTTATTACAGCGATGAATCATTTTCGTGCAGTGGTGAGTTTATTTCCCAAACGGCTAACTATGCCGAATTAATCCAAACAGAAATTTAATGGCGTAAACCCGCCGGGCTTCTTATTGCCAGAAATCAGGAGAGTAAATTATGCGTAATACCGAAATCCGTAGTTTTAACACCGATAGCGATGCGCTGGCCGTATTGCTGACCGATGCCAAAAAAGAAGAGCGCAAAGACCGCGCGCTCGCTGTTTCCATCCGCCTTGAGGCGCTGGCTATCCATATCACCAAAGAGGGCATGAACGGCACCGAAGCCGCTGAACTGCTGCGCCGTGAAGCCACACGCTTTGAGAACGAATCACAGGAGCTGCACTAATGGCAGACGCAATGGATTTAGCACAACAGCGTGAGCAGGAAGACCGCGAACGCCATATCAACACCGCACGCAGCCGCATCGCTGCGCCCTCTCGTTTCTTCTGCGAAGAATGTGACGCACCAATCCCGGAAGCGCGCCGCGCTGCAATTCCGGGCGTGGCATTTTGCGTGACCTGTCAGCAAATAGCAGAGCTCAAATCTAAACATTACAGGGGCGTATAAATGGGTATTCGTATCGAAGTCGGCGATAAATGGGTAATTACCAGCGACCAATATCAATTCATCCTGAATGAGAAGAAAGTCGCTCAATCCGGGAAAAAAGCTGGCGAGGAATGGCTCGACACTATCGGATATTACCCAAAGATTGAACAGCTTATTTCCGGGCTTATCCATCACCATATTCAGAATTCAGTAATTAGCTCTTTGGAGTGCATGAGCCATGAGATTGAGCAGGTAGGCTTATTGTGTCAAAGCGCGATTGTTTCCAATGGGGGCAAATCGTGAGCGATAAATCTACCGTGCTGGATATGTGCTGCGGCTCGCGTATGTTCTGGTTCAATAAGCGTGACACTCGCGCAGTGTTTACCGATATACGCGCCGAAGAACATGTTTTATGTGACGGGCGTCGGCTTGTTATCAGTCCTGACCTGATTGCGGATTTTCGTGCGCTGCCGTTCGCTGATGCGTCATTCCCGGTCGTAGTATTTGACCCGCCACATCTTGAGCGTGTCGGGCAGTCGGCGTGGATGGGTAAGAAATACGGTAGACTGAATAAAAAAACGTGGCGCGCAGACATAAGAGCCGGATTTAAAGAGGCTTTTCGCGTATTACGCCCACACGGCGTACTCATCTTCAAATGGAATGAAACGCAGATACCGGTTAGTCAGATTCTTGCGCTGACAAACGAGACACCGGCTATTGGCCAGCGCACTGGAAAGAACGACAAAACACATTGGATTATTTATGTAAAAAGTAGTTCTGACATTAGCCCGGTGGCGCTTAATGACTGATGTCGTTTACGCGTTTCCGTGGAACGCTCCACGGTCGGCAATAGCCAGCCCATACCTTACCTATGACCAACAGTATCGCCGCGACCGTATGTTCGCGGCTTTGCTGCATGCGAGAAAGGTGCTTTCTCTCCAGCCTGAGTGCGTGCGTTTTGATGTTTATCGTACCGCTACGGTGCTGGAGCAAAATCAGGGCAGTCAACGAGCTAATGCCTTTTTAATCAGCTTCTGTAAAAAGGCATTGCCGCGTCTTGAACTGGTCGCAAAAAAATACGAGTGCGCGGGTATCAACAGCAATGTATCAGCCGCTGTTTTTGGTGGTCATTTTGATACCCAGCTTATGCAATATCTGGCGTCACGTATGGTCAATATGGTCGCCAGATTTAACCGCCTCCCTGATATGTCGCGCGCCGATATTGACCTGTTGGCCGCTGATATCGCTAATTTCATTCGTGCTGAACTGGCCGACATTGATGACACCGGATTTAGCGAGCTTAAAACGCTGTACACGTGGTACATGCGCGCCGGTATTATTGCCCTGCAATTCAACGTTAACCCGCCGCATTGGGAGCGTGTGACAAAGAAATATGTCGGTGAGGATGAAATCGCCCCTGCTATCACCCGCATGTTTAATGAGGTTTGGTGGCGTGGCCGCTTGCGACGCATTGCGGCTGCATGGCGCGAACACCTGCATATTGCCGTTGGCAACGTCAGCAAGAAAAAGCATGCCTACGCGAGTAAAAACTGCGTGACTGACTGGCGCGAGCAGAAGCGCCGCACGCGTGAATTTCTCAAGGGGCTGGATCTCGAAGACGAAGACGGCAACCGCATCAGCCTGATTGAAAAATATGATGGCTCGGTCGCCAACCCTGCGATACGTCGCTGCGAGCTGATGACCCGCATCCGTGGGTTTGAAAATATCTGCAATGAGCTCGGTTATGTCGGTGAGTTTTATACCCTGACCGCGCCGTCAAAATATCACGCCACAACTAAGGCGGGTTACCGTAACACCAAATGGAAAGGAGCCAGCCCGTCGGACACGCAGAGTTATCTCACCGGCCTTTGGGCGCGCATTCGTGCCAAGTTACATCGGGAAGAAATCCGCATTTTCGGCATCCGTGTTGCCGAACCTCATCACGACGGAACGCCACACTGGCACATGCTTATGTTCATGTTGCCGGAAGACGTCGAGCGCGTGCGCCTCATCATCCGTGATTATGCGTGGGAGGAAGACCGCCACGAACTGAGAAGCGATAAAGCCAAAAAAGCGCGCTTTCATGCCGAGGCCATTGACCCGGAAAAAGGCAGCGCTACCGGCTATGTTGCTAAATACATTTCGAAAAATATCGACGGCTATGCTCTTGATGGTGAAACCGATGACGAAAGCGGTGAGCTGCTGAAAGAGACAGCCCCCGCTGTATCAGCATGGGCGGCGCGCTGGCACATCCGTCAATTCCAGTTTATCGGCGGTGCGCCGGTGACGGTCTACCGTGAATTGCGTCGTCTCGCCGATACCGAGACCGCGCACGGTCTGAGCGTTGAATTTGCCGCCGTCCATGATGCCGCTGACGCCGGTGACTGGGCTGGTTACGTTAATGCGCAGGGTGGCCCGTTTGTCCGTCGCGATGATTTGCAGGTGCGCACGCTGTATGAACCGCGCGCCGAGTTTAACCAGTATGGTGAGGAAACCGTCTGCATCCGTGGCGTGTACGATTCTGCTGTCGGTGCTGGTACCCCGATTTTAACCCGGCTAACGCAGTGGAAAATTGTACCGAAGCGTGCCGTTGATTTGGCCGTTGACGTTAAGGGCGCTCCTGCGCCCTCTCGGAGTTCTGTCAATAACTGTACGGAGAGCGAAAGCGAGCCACCAGAGCTGGATTTAACAAAACCACTAAGCCGACGTGAAAAACGCGAATTAGCAAAACGAATCAGGAAGCCAAAACCACCAAAAAGGGCGAAATTTATTCACGGTAAGCCTGAGCAAACCCCCGCGATAGAAAAAACTATCGACGAGATTCAACTGACAACCGGCATCACAATCAGCCGGGGCGAAGCCCTGCAACTGATGGCCGGTGGTAAAAGTTGTTTTGATGGCAAATGGCTACGCGGAACGGCCAAAGGAGAAATATTTTCCGCAGCGCCATCGCATGAGGCTAAAGCTCGGAAAATCCTTAATCGTGTTGCGGTGATGGCTAAAGCATCAAAACCAATACATGAGTAATTCGTATCCATATCATGTACATACAGCAATCGACCTATTCGTTTTTTTTCTTCCCATCTTTTGCCAATACGTGCTACTGTATAAATATACAGTAACCCTATGGGAGGGATTTCATGGTTGGCGAACATTTCAGCCGAACGCAGCAAAAGTGGGCTTGTGTGCAATTTATTGCCGAGGTATCTCTGATTGCAAACTGCAAGCCATCAGACTTAAAGCTCGCGCTCACTCTCATTGCAGACCTAGCAAACAGCGAAAATAACGAAACCGAAGATGATATTTTTTATAAGGCTGATTAGATTATGAGAATCAATATCACGTTGGATAAAGAGCAAAAAATTAGTCAGGCAACGTTGGATGCGCTTGAGGCTGAGCTGTACCGCAATCTTCAACCTATTTACCCAAAGACCGCTATCCGCATTCGCAAAGGCTCCGCAAATGGCGTTGAGCTAAGTGGTTTGAAACTGGACGAAGATAAAAAACGAGTAATGGAAATCATGCAGCAGGTATGGGAGGACGATAGCTGGTTGCATTAACAAACGCCGCCGGTGCTGAAACTCGCTTTCAGTGCTGGCGGGGTTGAACAACGAGCCCCGCGAGGCGTTAGCCTGCCCCGTTGAGACCGCCCCAAACCGGCACCATTAAAGCCGGTTTTTTTATGCCAATTCTCCGCGAATTTCCCGTTTTTAAGCCGTGCATGCAACAGGTGCATGGTTTTGCATGCGCCGGGGTTGCCCGTTCTGAGCGTGCGCCGCCAGAGCTGGCGCGGATCAAGAGTGGTCATGCAACTGCATTAAAACCGACCCATAAAGCGGCCAGGCGTGGCGGGGAAAGCATTGCGCGCCAGCGGTGGTACGTAATAATAAAAATCATCGTCTGAGCGCGTAGTGATGGCGCTGTCATGGTTGTTGTCGGTTCGTTGGTGGTCGGGTGTGATGGTGCGCGTGTGGCGCACCTGAGGCGTGATGGTGTTGGGGTATGGAAAAGCCGCTTAGCGACAGCGGCTTAACAGGAGTGGCTGGATTCATACTGCTAATCATGTTTCTACAACGATTAAACTAATTTACATGTATGTTGAGTTCACGGTCGCTAGACCAGTCATGGCATTCTAAAACAAGTCGGACTACTCTGAGCCTCAGAAAGAATTATATTTCGTCCGTATTTAATGTCAGTGATTTTATCTCAAGCTTAGAACATTTTATTTGGATGCAAATAGAGTAAACGGTTGCTAGAACGGTCGTATAATAAAGGCGCCTCAAAGGGCGCCTTTATTCCTATAATAAATATCTTAATTTGCTGTTTAGTTTAACCAATGCGTAAGAGACAGGGATTAGCATCCCAATAACAAACAGATATCGCATTGCACTTAATTTATCATCGTATACATAGTCCTGACCAATGAATATTATTGCTGGATGGACTAGATAAATGGCCGTAGCAAAGGAAGAGAGGTTCTTGTATTTGCCAAGAATATCAATATTCATTATGTAAATGAATAACAATGGAGAAATAAGTAACAATGAAAACATCATGTCTAATTGTTTATCTGTGCCAAATAACCTTAGGTTAAGATAAGACTCTATTATTAGCAATACAAAGCTTAATGCAATAATCGGTAAGCCATAATTTTTCACATTACTTATGCCAGCTCTCCTAATAAGAAAACCAATGGTCATAAACGGGAGGCAGTCAAATAAGAAGTTTCTGTGCGTGGGGATAAATGCAAGAACCTTTGATGTAATCCCGCTGGAGATGTTTAGGTTTGCAGCATACTGAAGCAAGGTACCAACTATATAAAGCAGTATCGACAAAAGCACTAAAGTGGATGTTTTTTTATCTTTCAGTAAATACAGGAGGCATCCAGCCAAAATTACGCCCATTATATACCATAAAGCATAATAACCATTAAATATATTTATTATGGCAGTAATCATTTTTGTATCGCCGAGCCAGAATGGGAGGTATATAATAGACCATACGATATATAGAATCAGCATTCTAGAAAGCCACTTTATGAACTGCTTCCCAGTTTCAATTCTAATGAAAAAATAACCAGTAATTATAAGAAACAGAGGTACTGATAATCTAAAAATGCCGTTGATAAGGAAGTGGTTCGCTGTTGGGTTAAGCTCTTTAAGGATGTCAAGATGTATAAATACAACAAAAAATGCCGCCACAACTTTTAATATATCTATAGATATATGTCTCACATGCGCCTCTAAAGAAAATTAGTAATAATTTATGAATTTTAACTATAGGATGCTTGATAATCAACACTTTACATCATTTGCTCTTGAGGTCTGAGGCTTGGTATCAGCATCGGGGTTATCGAGGGTGTACTCTTTGAACCTGATGACCTCCATGCCGAGCCAGTCATTTACTTCTCTGAATCTGTCCTGTAGGGGCGACAGCTCGTTACGCACAAATACCTTTGCCACTTTCTCAACGTCACCTAGTGAGCCGATATTCTCGGGCTTGCCGCCCATTAGCTGGAACGGTACGCGGTGCGCATCCATCAGGTCGGCGGCACTGGCTTTTTTGATATTGAAAAAGTCATCCTTTGTGGCGACCTCGCTCAGTGGCACGATTTTGATGCCGTCCGGTTTTCCGCCAGGGGCGTAGAAAAACAGGTTCTTAAAGTTGCCAAGCCCTTTCGAGTTACGCATCGCCTCGCGTAGCGATTCGACGTCGGTCGCACTTTGCGCCGGGTCAGTCACATACATGATGTAGCCTGCGTGCGCGCCGTTCTGATAATACTTGCGGCGGAACAGCGTAGCCGATTCGTTCAGCCAGGCGGAATTAAGTGCGCTGAGATATTCCGGCAGACCGTAAATCTCCTGATTAATGTCGGGCTCCAGCAGGTGAAACACGGTGTCAGGCGCGAACTCATGCGGCTGAGTGAAGTTTTCTACAAACCAGAAAATCGAATCATCGACCCCGCGCCGGGTGTATTTGGCCGGTGAAGCCAGCAGCTTAATTAACTGGCCGGTGACGCTATGGCGCTGCTCAAGAAAGGCGTTGCCGAAAACCAGATAGTCGAGCGCAAAGCGGCTGAAATCCTGACGGGAAAGCAACGGGTGTGGAATGTAGGTGCTGGCGAGCACGTTGCGTTTAACGTAAATCGGCGAGCTGTGATGCACGGCAGAGCGCAGGCTCTTTGCCAGTCCGGAGAAGCTGACCGGTGGCTCGTACCATTTGCCGTTACTGATGCACTCGACGTAGTCCAGAATGTCGCGCTTATCGAGTACCGGCACCGGCTCGCCGAAAGTGAACGCTGTCGTTTTGGGCAGTGCGCTGGCGGTCAGTTGTTGTGGCTTGCTGGCCTTCTGCGCAGCGGCTTTACGGGATTTTTGTTTACCCATTTTAGTTGAACTCCAGAATAGATTTAGGCTGCATGCCGCTACCGGCAGAAAGCGGTTCATTTAACAGGGCGTGCATGGTCGCCCATGCGATATCGGCGTGACTGGCTTCCTCGGTGCGGCTGGCCTCATAAGTGGCGCTGCGCCCGCTGCTGGTCATGGTTTTGCGAATCGACATAAACGACTGCGTGACGTCGGTCGCCCCGGCGTCGTACTCCAGACAACCACGGCGAATGGTGTCTTTCGCCTTGAGCACCATTGCGGTTTTCATTTCAGGTGTGTAACGGATGCCGCGTGCCGCCGGGTAGAATGAGCGCACCAACTGGAACACGCCGAGGCCGAGGCCGGTTGCGTCAATGCCGATGTATTCGACGTTGTATTTCTCGGTCAGCTTGCGGATGCCCTCTGCCTGCGCGGCAAAGTCCATGCCTTTCCACTGGTGACGCTCCAGCATGCGGAATTTGCCACCCGAGACCACCGGCGGCGCGAGCACGACGCACCCGGCGCTGTCGCCGGTGTGTGACGGGTCGTAGCCAATCCAGACCGGACGCGAGCCGAACGGATGGTCGGCGAACGGGGCAAAATCCTCCCATTCTTCCATCACGTCGACCATGCAGCGCTGCAGCTCCTCGAACGGGAATACCGACGCTTTATCGTCAACAAACTCGCACATAAACAGATTCTTAAAGTCCTCATCACTGTTTTCGCGCCTGAGCTGGTCGAGGTCGAACAGGGTGCAGCCACCGGCAAGGGCGTCCTCAATGGTGACAATCTGCCGCCACTGGCCGTCGTCGCAGAGTCGGCCACCGGCGAGCGCGCTGTGACTGATGTCGATTTCGATGCGGTCGGCAATACGACTGCGCCCCTTGTTGAACAGCTCGCCAGACCAGAAGGGATAGGCGCCGTGTGCCAGCGTGGAGGGTGTCGAAAAGTAGGTTGAGCGCAGGTGCTTCTGCGAGGCCATGCCAGATGCGACTTTGCGCAGCTTCTGAAAATTTGGGATCCAGAATATTTCATCGACATACAGGTCGCCGTTATGGCTCTGCGCGGTGTTGGAATTGGTACCGAGAAAAATCAGTTTTGCGCCGTTGTTGCCGATGACAATCGGGTCACCGGTCAGGTCGACGTCAACCAGTCGCGCAAACTGGATGATGTATTCGCGGAACACGTAAGCCTGCGTTTTGCTGGCCGACAGAAAAATCTGGTTATGGCCGGTCTTGAGTGCGCGCAGCAGTGCCTCGCGGGAGAAATAGAACGTCGCGCCAATCTGGCGGGATTTGAGAATGTCGCGAATGCGGTGCGCCAGTCCTGCGCGGTACCACTGCAACTGGTACTCGAAAGACTGGTCGAAAAATAGTTCCTCCAGCTTCCCGACAGCCTCGTCGCTGAAAAAGTTCTTTTTTGGCTTTTTACGCTCGCCTTTGTTGCGGTTGGCGACATTGGGGTTTAGGTCGACCTCGTTGCCGGTCTGGCTGTAGCGGTTAACGCGCGCCAGTCGCTCAATCTGCCGACCGAGCAGGTCAATCTCTTTGAAGTCGCCGCCTGACTTTTGCTGCTTGGCGATGAGCTGAATCAGGCGCGCCTCAAGGCTGCTTTCGACGCGGGAAATCGGTGCGATGCCGTCCCAGCCGTCGCGCTGCTTCCAGCTCTGCACGGTCGGGCGCTTGACCTGCAGCATTTCGGCAATCTGTGGCACGGAAAAACCCTGCCAGTAAAGCAGCGATGCCTGCCGTCGCGGGTCATGCAACAAGGTTGTATCGGTGGAAATGGTCATTGATGCCTCGCCGTAGTGGATTCAGGGCAAGGCTACTTAATGGCCGTCAGTGATTCGATAAGGTGCTGTTGTGTGGGCGGTTATCCAGTCGTCATTGGTGGTCTGGTGTGTCCTGAGTCTGGAAACTGGCGGTGACCAGTAACCCCAACCTCAGGACTCCTGACAATGGCAAAAAAAGTCTCAAAATTCTTTCGCATCGGCGTCGAGGGTGATACCTGCGACGGGCGCATTATCAGCGGTAACGATATTCAGGAAATGGCTGAGTCGTTTGACCCGCGCGTATATGGTTGCCGCATCAACCTTGAGCATATTCGCGGTCTCTTTCCCGACGGCGACTTTAAGCGCCTGGGTGATGTGGTTGAGCTGAAAGCCGAGAAGATTGACGACGACTCTGCGCTTAACGGCAAATGGGCGTTGTTCGCTAAAATCACCCCGACCGATGACCTGATTGCAATGAATAAAAAATTGCAGAAGGTCTACACCTCAATGGAAATTCAGCCGAATTTTGCCAATACCGGCAAATGCTATCTCGTTGGTCTGGCTGTGACCGATGACCCGGCAAGCCTCGGCACCGAATACCTCGAATTCTGCCGCAACGCGAAGCACAACCCTCTGCAGCGCTTTAAGGCCAACCCTGAAAACGTCTTTTCCGCTGCCACGCTGGCCGAACTGGAATTTGAAGACGTTCCCGACACGGTGCTAAACAGCCTGGCAGATAAGGTGAAAGCCATTTTCAGCCGTAAGCAGGTCAGCGACGATGCGCGCCTGAATGATGTGCATGAAGCGGTGACCACCGTCAGCGAGCATGTGCAGACCAATCTGACCGCGCAGGATAAGCGCATTTCCGATATGGAAACCGCGTTTGCCACTTTCAAACAGGAACTGACCGGCAAGGTTGACGAAACCAGCCAGGCATTTTCCGCCCTGAAAACCACCCTCGACAAAACCGAAAGTTTCAGCCAGCCGCGACGCACAAAAGCCAGCGGCGGTGGCGGTGATGAGCTGCTGACCGACTGCTGATAAACCGCAGACCGAAACCGGGCGGTAACCCCGCCCGATGCTGTGACTAACCGATTAATTCAAACAGGAAATACTATGCGTCAGGAAACCCGTTTTAAGTTCAATGCCTATCTGACCCAGCTCGCCAAACTGAACGGCATCAGCGTTGATGACGTCAGTAAAAAATTCACCGTCGAGCCGTCCGTTACGCAAACGCTGATGAACACCGTGCAGGCGTCATCCGCGTTTCTGCAGATGATTAACATTCTGCCGGTCGCAGAAATGAAGGGCGAGAAAATCGGCGTCGGTGTGACCGGCACCATCGCCAGCACGACCGATACCTCGGGCGACAAAGAGCGCCAGACCGCAGATTTCACCGCGCTTGAGTCCAACAAGTACGAGTGCAATCAGATTAACTTTGATTTCCACCTGACCTATAAACGCCTCGACCTGTGGGCGCGTTTTCAGGACTTCCAGCGCCGCATCCGCGACGCCATTGTCCAGCGTCAGGCACTGGATTTCATCATGGCCGGATTCAACGGTACCACCCGCGCTGATACCTCAGACCGCAGCAAAAACCCGATGCTGCAGGATGTGACCGTCGGCTGGCTGCAGAAGTACCGCAACGAAGCCCCGGCGCGCGTGATGAGCAAAATCACCGCTGAGGACGGCACCGTTATTTCTGACGTGATTCGCGTTGGCAAAAACGGCGACTATGAGAACCTCGACGCGCTGGTGATGGACGGTACCAACACCCTGATTGACGAGATTTATCAGGATGACCCGAAACTCGTTGCCATCGTTGGCCGTAAGCTGCTGGCCGACAAATATTTCCCGCTGGTCAACAAACAGCAGGAAAATACCGAGTCGCTGGCGGCGGATATCATCATCAGCCAGAAGCGCATCGGCAACCTGCCAGCCGTTCGCGTGCCGTACTTCCCTGCGAATGCGGTATTCGTGACCACGCTGGAAAACCTCTCTATCTACTTCATGGATGAGAGCCACCGCCGCAGCATTGATGAGAACCCGAAAAAAGACCGCGTGGAAAACTACGAGTCGATGAACATCGACTATGTGGTCGAGGCGTATGCCGCCGGGTGCCTGCTGGAAAACATCACCCTGGGCGATTTCACCGCACCAGAAGCACCGGAAGGCGGAGAGTAAACCCATGACGAGTCCCGCACAGCGTCACATGATGCGGGTCTCGGCCTCTCAAGCCGCGCAGCGGGAACAAGCCCCGCTGCGCCACGCAACCGCCTACGAGCAGATGCTGGTAAAGCTGGCCGATGACCGCCGCACGTTGAAAACCATCCGTTCAAACGAACTGAAAGCCGCTAAAAAGCGCGAGCTGCTGCCGTTCTATGCACCGTGGGTCGCCGGTGTGCTGGCTGATGGCCGTGGCGCACAGGATGACATCCTGATGACCGTCATGCTGTGGCGTCTCGATGCCGGTGACGTTGCTGGCGCGCTGGAGATTGCGCCCTACGCGCTGAAATACGGCCTCACCTCAGACCATCGTCGCACCACGCCTTACATGCTGGTTGAGGAGGTGGCACTTGCCGCGCTGCGCCTGCGCGATGCCGGTGAGCCTGTCGACCTTGCATTACTGCTGACCACCCTCAGCCTGACCGACGGCGCTGACGTTCCCGATATGGTGCGCGCCCGTCTGCATAAGGTGACTGGCCTGACCCTGCGCGATACCGGTAAGAACGCCGACGCGCTGGCGCAGTTTCAGCGCGCGATGCAACTCGACCGCAATGCCGGTGTACGCAAAGAGATTGAGCGGCTGGAGCGCGCATTGAAGCCTAAGCCCAAGGTCGCGCCCCGTAAAACGACTAAACCGCGCACGCGCAAACCTGCCACCAAACCGGCGGCAAAGCGCGGGCGTCCACCAAAGGCGGTAAAAACCGCCGGTTAACTGAACGCTCCCCGAGCCGGGCGGCACGCCGGTCAAAGCGGGTTTTGACCCTGACGGCGATCGGCGTCCACCGCCCAACCTAATGAGGTTGTCATGACGACAGTAATACTGAATCAGCCCGACGAACCGCAGGACGTACCGGGCGTGGTGATTCCCGCACCGGAGACGGGCGACGCAGTGATTAAAAACACGTTCTTTTTCCCTGACGTGGATCCGAAGCGGGTGCGCGAGTTGATGCGCCTTGAGCAGACGGTTTCCGATGCGCGCCTGCGCAACGCCATCAAGACCGGCATGGCGGAAACCAATGCGGAGCTTTACGACTATCGGCTGCGCCAGATTGCTGCAGGGTTTAAGCAACTGGCCGACGTGCCTGACGCCGAGGAAATCGACGGCGAGAATGTGCGCGTTTTCCACTACCTCAGCGCCGTGACGGCGATGGCGACCGCCACCCTGTATGAGCGTTATCGCGGGGTTGAGGCCACCGGCAAGGGTGACAAAAAAGCCGACAGCGTCGAAACCACCATTGATGACCTGTGGCGGGATATGCGCTGGTCGGTCTCGCGCCTGCAGGATAAACCGCGCTGCATCGTGGGTCAGCTCTGATGAAAGTCTACGCGATGCAGGGCGACACCCTCGACGCGCTTTGCGCCCGGTATTACGGGCGCACTGAGGGTGTGGTCGAGACGGTGCTGCAGGCTAATCCCGGTCTGTCTGAGCTGGGCGTCATTCTGCCGCATGGCACGGCGATTGACCTGCCCGACGTTGAAACCTCACCCACGGCGGAGACCCTGAACCTATGGGACTGAGTATGGAAAAAATCACCACGTTTATCGCCTACTGGCTGGCCGTGGGTCTGGCGTATTTCGGGGCAATGTCGCCCGAAAAGCTGGCGCTGTATGTGGGTAGTCTGTGCGCCATTTTTACGGCGGCGGTGAATTTCTGGTACCGGCGCAAAACCTTTCGTTACCTGACCGAAATGGGAATCGACAAAGGGGTGACCCGTGAGCTCAATCGTTAAACGTTGCAGTGTGGCCGCAGTGCTGGCGCTGGCGGCACTGATGCCTGATTTTCGTCTGCTGAATACCTCGCCTGATGGTCTGGCGCTGATTGCCGACCTCGAAGGGTGTCGCCTGACACCTTACCAGTGTAGCGCGGGCGTGTGGACGTCAGGCATCGGCCACACTGCCGGGGTGGTACCGAAACGTGATATCACCGAGCGCGAAGCGGCGGCAAATCTGGTCGCCGACGTGCTTAATACCGAGCGCCGTCTCGCGGTCTGCGTGCCGGTCACCATGCCGCAACCTGTTTACGACGCGCTGGTCAGTTTCTCTTTTAACGTCGGCACCGGCGCGGCCTGTCGCTCGACGCTGGTCTCTTACATCAAGCGTCATCAGTGGTGGCAGGCATGCGACCAGCTTACCCGCTGGGTGTACGTCAATGGCACTAAAAACAAAGGGCTGGAAAACCGCCGCACGCGGGAACTGGCGTATTGCATGAAAGGAGTAACCCAATGAAAAAATATTTACGTTCCCTGATGTTCGATGCCCTGCTGGCACTGTTGCTGCTTTGGGGGCTGGCATCGCCGCAAAGCGCCGCCGTCAACTTTGTTGCCGCGTGGGCGCTGTTTGGCAGTTTCATCTGCATTACGGCGAGCGTCGCCGGTGTGGTCGCCTATGAGCACTGGCTGCGAAATACGGGCAAAAATATTCCCGTCAATCCAGACCTGATGAAAGTATTTCGCGCCGTCTTTTGCCGTAAGCCCTCTCAGGGGCGTCGGGCATGGTCTCTCATTATTTTCTCTGTTACCACGGGCTGTCTGCTTGGGGCTGGCTGGATCCTTACGGCTCTGATTTACCTGATTTGTATGCTGACCTTTAAGGCCGTTCGCGAGACCTACCGCCAGCGCATTGAGGGGGCTGGTCTGTGTCCAGAGTCATTGTGATGTTTCTGGCCTCCGCGCTGGTGCTGGCTGTGCTTGGGCTGCTGTGGTTGCGCCATGAGAACGGTAATTTATCCCGCTCCTTTGAGACAGCAAACCGCGTCGCGAGCGAACAAAAGACGACGATTGGCATGTTGAAAAATCAGCTCAGTGTTGCCGGTCAGCTTGCCAGACGTAATGAATCTGCGCAGGTGGCACTGCGTGAACAGCTCGAAAAGGCTAGCGAGGAAGCCAGCCGCCGCGAGCAGACGATAACGAGGTTACTTAATGAAAATGAAGCCTTTCGCCGCTGGTATAACGCTGCTCTGCCTGATGTGGTGCGTCGGCTGCACACCCGCACCGCCTGCGCCAGCGCCGGTGATTGTGGTCAGCGGATGCCCGAGGGTGAGCCTTTGCCCGATGCCGGGAAGTGACCCGAAAACCAATGGCGACCTGAGCGCGGATATCCGCCGCCTTGAGGGCGCGCTGACCGCCTGCGCGCTGCAGGTTAAAACCGTCAAACACTGTCAGGATGAACTCGATGCAGAAGCACAAAAGCCTGCGCAAAGCGCTGATTAACGCCGTGCCGCAGCTCCGAAATAACCCCGATATGCTACGCCTGTTTGCCGACAACGGCCATACCGATTCCCGACTGGCGAGCTCGCTGTCGTTTGAAAAGGTGTATGTGCTTAACGTGGTGGTGACCGACTTTACTGGCGACCTCGATTTGATATTCGTGCCGGTGCAGGCATGGCTGCGTGAACATCAGCCGGACATTATGACCACCGACGACGGGCGGGAAAAAGGATTCACCTGGATTATTGATATCAATAACGACGATTCGCTCGATATCAGTATCAGCCTGAGGCTCACCGAGCGCACGCTCGTCAAAGAGGTCGGGGGCGCGCTGCATGTCAGTTATGCACCAGAACCGCCACTGCCTGAGCTGGTGAAGCGCCCGGTTGCTATGTATGCAAACGGTGAATTAGTGAGCCAGTGGGATGAGTGAATTAACCGCGCTGCAGGAGCGCCTCGCCGGTCTGATTGCCAGCCTGTCACCGGCGGCACGTCGCAAAATGGCGGCTGAGATTGCGAAAAAGCTGCGTACCAGTCAGCAGCAGCGCATCAAGCGCCAGCAGGCACCCGACGGCACCCCGTATGCCGCACGAAAGCGCCAGCCGGTACGGAGCAAGAAAGGCCGCATTAAGCGCGAAATGTTCGCCAAACTGCGCACCAGTCGCTTTATGAAAGCCAAAGGCAGCGATAGTGCGGCGGTGGTGGAGTTTACCGGCAAGGTGCAGCGCATGGCGCGGGTGCATCAGTACGGCCTCAAAGACCGCCCAAACCGCAACAGCCGGGATGTGCAGTACGAGGCGCGCCCGTTGCTCGGTTTCACCCGCGACGATGAGCAAATGATTGAAGACGTCATTATCAGCCACCTCGGCAAATAAATATTGTGTGAACCACCACCGGAGGCGCGTGATTTGGCGCGGCTAAAGACCAGAGGCATTCTTGCACTATGAATACGTTATCCACGATACAGGAGCTCGCGCGTGCGATTCGTAACCTCATCCGCTCAGGTGTGGTGACGGAGGTCGATACCGTGCAGGGGCTGTGCCGCGTACAAAGCGGCGGGATCCAGACGACATGGCTGAACTGGCTGACCACCCGCGCCGGTCGTTCGCGCACATGGTGGGCTCCCTCGCTCGGTGAGCAGGTGCTGCTGCTGGCAATCGGTGGCGAGCTTGATACCGCTTTCGTGCTGCCGGGGATTTTCTCCGACGATAACCCCGCTCCGTCTGCCTCGGCGGATGCGTGGCATGTGGTTTTTCCTGATGGCGCGGTCATTGAGTACGAGCCGGAGACCAGTGCACTGACGGTCAGAGGCATCAAAACTGCTGACGTGACCGCGTCGGAATCCATCACGGCCACTGTGCCTGTGGTGCTGGTGAAAGCAGAAACCCGCATCACCCTCGACACCCCGGAGGTGGTATGCACCAACAAACTGACGACGGCAACGCTTGAGGTGCAGAAAGGCGGGGAGATGAGAGGCGACATTGTCCACAACGGCGGCACATTTAAATCAAACGGTGTGCAGCTCGACGACCACGGTCACGGTGGTGTGCAAAGAGGCGGTGCCTGGACGGAGGACACCAAATGACGGCGCGCTATATGGGGATGAACCGCAACACCGGTCTCGGTATCAGTGACACTGAACACATCAGCCAGAGCATGCGCGACATTCTGCTGACGCCGGTCGGCTCGCGGGTGATGCGTCGTGAATATGGCTCGCTCCTGTCTGCGCTGATTGATATGCCGCAAAACCCGGCGCTCAGGCTGCAAATCATGGTGGCGTGCTATTCGGCCATCCAGAAGTGGGAGCCGCGTATCAGGCTTACATCCATCAGCTTTGAGACTGGTGATGCTGGCGAGATGTATGTCGATATTACCGGGATGCGTACCGATACGGGTGCGTCAGTTTCAACCACTGTTTCACTGAGTTAAATCACTATGGCAACTGTTGACCTGAGCCTGTTACCCGTTCCCGATGTGGTTGAGGAACTGGATTTTGAAACCATCCTTGCGGAACGCATTGCGACGCTAATTTCGCTATACCCCGAAGACCAGCAGGAAGCTGTAGCCCGGACGCTCGCACTTGAGTCTGAACCAATTGTTAAATTGCTGCAGGAAAACGCCTACCGTGAGGTTATCTGGCGTCAGCGTGTTAATGAAGCTGCTCGCGCAGGCATGCTGGCTTATGCCAGAGATAGCGACCTCGATAATCTCGGGGCGAATTTCAATGTTGAGCGCCTGGTCGTCAGGCCTGCTGATGACACCACCATCCCCCCGACCCCCGCTGAAATGGAGCTTGATGCCGATTTTCGTCTGCGTATACAGCAGGCATTTGAAGGGATGAGCGTTGCGGGATCCACCGGAGCTTATGAATTTCATGGCCGCAGTGCTGACGGGCGTGTCGCAGATATTTCTGTTATCAGCCCTTCCCCAGCATGTGTCACGATATCTGTGCTTTCGCGTGAGAATAACGGTGCGGCGTCTGATGAGCTTCAGAGCATCGTGCGCAATGCGCTGAATGCTGAGGACGTGAGGCCGGTTGCTGACCGGGTTACAGTGCAGTCAGCTCAGATTATTGACTACCAGATACGCGCAACACTTTTCGTTTATCCGGGGCCGGAAAATGAGCCGATTCGTGCGGCGGCTGAGGCGAAGCTCAAAGCTTATATCAGTGCACAGCACAGGTTGGGGCGGGATATTCGCCTGTCAGCAATTTATGCCGCGTTGCATGTTGAGGGGGTGCAACGTGTCGAACTGGCTGCACCTGTGGCCGACATTGTGCTTGATAAAACGCAGGCATCTTTTTGCACAGACTATCAGATAGTGATTGGTGGCTCCGATGAGTGATGTCCGCCTGTTACCTGTAGGGTCATCACCTCTTGAGGTGGCTGCTGCCAGAGCCTGCGCAGATATTGAAAATACACCTGTTCCGTTACGCCGCCTGTGGAGTCCTGACACCTGTCCTGCAAATCTTTTGCCGTGGCTGGCGTGGGCGTTTTCCGTTGACCGCTGGGATGAGAACTGGCCGGAAAAAACAAAGCGCGATGTTATTCGCAGCGCGTATTTCATTCACTGCCACAAAGGCACGATAGGCGCTGTCAGGCGAGTTATTGAGCCGCTCGGATACATAATCAACGTTACGGAATGGTGGGAGACAGGTGACCCGGCGGGAACGTTTCGTCTTGATATCGGTGTGCTGGAAAGCGGTATTACCGAAGAAATGTATTTAGAAATGGAGCGGTTGATTGCTGATGCGAAACCTGCGAGCCGTCATTTGATTGGCCTGAATATTATCCAGGATATTCCCGGTTATATGTATACAGGTGGTGTGAGCTGTGACGGCGACATTATTACAGTTTACCCCGGATAAGTGAGGAATAATGAGCACGAAATTTAAAACTATTATCACCACTGCCGGAGCCGAAAAACTGGCAGCGGCTACTGTGCCGGGTGGTAAAAAAGTGAATATCACCGTGATGGCCGTTGGTGACGGAGGCGGAAAACTGCCAGTGCCGGACGCCGGTCAGGTGCAGCTCGTGAATGAGGTCTGGCGCCATGCCCTGAATAAAATCAGCCAGGACAACCGGAACAGCAATTACATTGTAGCCGAGCTGGTTATTCCGCCCGAGGTGGGAGGATTCTGGATGCGCGAGTTGGGTCTTTATGATGACGAGGGCACTCTCATTGCTGTTGCCAATATGGCAGAAAGCTACAAGCCAGAACTTGCCGAGGGCTCAGGCCGTGCGCAGACATGTCGCATGGTCATTATTGTCAGCAGTATTGCCTCAGTTGAATTATCCATTGATTCGACAATGGTAATGGCGACGCAGGAATATGTTGATGACAGGATTGCGGAACATGAGAAGTCACGTCGACATCCTGACGCCACACTGAAAGAAAAAGGCTTTACTCAACTCAGTAGCGCAACAGACAGCGCGTCTGAGGTGCTTGCGGCGACGCCGAAAGCGGTTAAAGCGGCGTATGACCTTGCTAATGCTAAATATACCGCTCAGGACGCGAGCACAGCGCAAAAAGGCATTGTGAGGCTGAGTAGTGCGGCAGACAGTACCAGTGAAGCTGAGGCCGCAACACCGAAAGCTGTCAAAATTGCGATGGATAATGCGAATGCGAGGCTGGCAAAAGACCGGAACGGCGCTGATATTCCGAATCCGCCGTTGTTTGTCCAGAATATCGGTTTAAAACCCACGGTCGATAAAGCTGCTAATGCCGTTGATAAAAATGGCGACACGATGACCGGAAACCTGACACTCAAGGGTGATTACCGGCTGAGTTTTATTATCCAGAATGAAGACGGTTCTATTCGTGCTTA